GCAAGAGCTGATCGCTAATGGGCCTGCCTTTGAGAATCGCCTTATCTTCTGGGATGGCAGCACCGGCAGGCTCAAGTATCTCACCATTGGTGCCAATCTCAGCATCACCGACACCACGCTGAACGCATCTGGCGGCAGTGGTGTTTCGGACGGCGACAGGGGTGACATCACCGTATCTGGTGGTGGCGCCACTTGGACGATCGACAACAGCGCCGTCAGCTACGCCAAGATTCAAGATGTAAGCGCTACTGATAAGTTGCTCGGGCGGAGCACTGCAGGCGCTGGTGTTGTTGAAGAGATCACCTGCACCGCAGCGGGTCGGGCGCTGCTTGATGACAGCGACGCGGCTGCGCAACGCACGACGCTGGGACTGGCCGCTGTTGCCAGCACAGGCGCCTATAGCGACCTCAGCGGCACGCCGTCCGTGGAAGACGTTTACGTCATCGCCTGCAGCGATGAAACTACGGCGCTAACAAATGGCACCGGCAAAGTCACGTTCAGGATGCCATATGCAGGGACACTCACTGCGGTAAAAGCAACAGTGACCACGGCGCCAGTTGGCAGTGCGCTGGTTATTGACATCAACGAGGCTGGCACATCTGTGCTCAGCACGAAGCTCAGCATCGACGACGGCGAAAAGACCAGCGTCACAGCAGCAACGCCAGCAGTGATCAGCGACAGCGCACTAGCCGATGACGCCGAGATTACGATCGACATTGACCAGGTGGGCAGTGGCACTGCAGGCGCAGGGCTCAAGGTCTACCTCTACGTCACTCGGGGGTGATCGCCATGAACAGCAATTTTGCGCTATGGGACTCAATTGAAGAGCAAGTGCTGCGCTATCCCCGAAATGATGATGAACCCGTGGCGCAGCTTGACCCGCGCTATCAGGTGCTGCGCATTATCAAGGAAGACAAGCCGGAAGTCCCCGAAGGATGGGGGATCAGGCAGCAATGGTCTGTGGATCTGGCTGTCGGTGAGTGGCGCCACGGTTGGCAGTTGATCGAACCCACTCCTTTGCCACCTGCTGCCGACTGGCGTACCTTCAAGCGGACACTGCTCGGCCACCCAGCGATCAACGCATTACTCGGCGGCGGAATGACAGCAGCACCAGCTGCTGCAATCTCACTTCCTGCAACCCTGCTCGCTGCTGCCGGCGGTGGTGACAGCGATGATTTCCGCGCCGCCTGGCTATCGCTGCGTCGGCTAGATCTGGTGAGCACAGAGCTATTGCAGGAAGTGCGTGGCCTTGCGATCAACTGCCACCTGCCGGAGTCATTCGTTGCCGCTCTCGGTGGATCCGTGCGGCCTGATGCGCAAGAGCTGGGCCAAGAGTGGGTGGATGCCGACGGCTACCTGTGGCGCGTCGTCCAAGCGCGTGATATTGATGGTCAGTTCTTGCCGGATGATCCGACGACGCCCGAGCGCGAATCACTGACCTGGGAGAAGGTGGAAGCATGAGCATTATCTACATCAACCCGTATCAGTTCGCAGTAGCAGGGCCTCCTCCAGCTGGATGGACGCCTGCTGACATCAGCACCGAACTTTGGCTAGATGGTGCGGACGCTTCAACTATTACGCTTGTCAGTGGGAAAGTCAGCCAGTGGGATGACAAGAAGGGCAACGGTCGCAGTGCAACGCAGACCAATGCTGCATTACGCCCCGTCTATTCAGCGACTGGGCTCGGCGGCAAAGGTGCAGTTGCCTTGGACACGGCTACTGGGCAGCTCAGTGTCAACTCTTTTGGCAGCGGTACATATTCGTGGTTCTGCGCGTTGGGTGCAAGCTCTGGTACAACGCTGACGCTAATCGGCGGCGTCAATACATTTATTCCTCTGGCCGTTGTTAGTACAAACTCAAACATCCTCCGGGTCAACGGAACCAATGATCCATCCAGCGCAAGCCAGCTCTATAACGGTGAATCAACACAATCAGTCGTCTTAAGGACAGACGTTTATTACAAACTCTCAAGTGCAGCGGTTACGGATGCAATCGCGGCTTATGTCAACATCCCGGTTATTACATCAACGGTCAGGCTCGGTTGGACTGATGCCAATGCCTCATATGGCTACACCGGATTCGCTGGTGAGTTCATTGTTGTAAGCGGCACACCATCTACAACAGATCGCCAAAAGATTGAAGGCTATCTTGCTCATAAGTGGGGAATGACAGGAAATCTCCCTGCCGGGCACCCCTACAAAACCGTTGCTCCGTAATGCTGAACCCGCCGTCGTAGTGCCCCCGGCTAGTCACCTTACATCTCATGGCACGCAACGTCCCCACTGACAAGGCTCTCTACGCCCGCGTAAAGGCAGCGGCAAAGCGCAAATTCAAGGTGTACCCAAGTGCATACGCAAATGCTTGGCTTGTTCGTGAATACAAAAAGCGTGGCGGACGCTATCGTGTAGTTAAAGGGTGAAGCAATGAAACGCGCTCGCTCGGGCTTGACTCGTTGGTTCAAGGAAGAATGGGTGGACATCAAAACGGGCAAGCCGTGCGGTCGCTCCAAAGGCGAGAAGCGTCGCGGCTATCCCGCCTGTCGTCCCTCCAAGCGCGTTTCTTCTGACACCCCGAAAACCAGCAAGGAGCTGACCCCAGAAGAAAAGCGTCGCTTCAAGCGCAAAAAGACAGGCAGCAAGCGTATAGATTATCAGCATAAGCGCAAGAGGAAGTAATGCCCGCAAAAGCACGCAGTAATCGCTACGCAGATCGAGCAGCACTGCAGTCGCTTGGGCTTTTCAGTGATACGTCAAAGATACGTGCAATTGCAAAGCGAGGTAGCAATACATTCGATTACGAAAGCTGTGAAATTAGAATAACTTCAGATCTTCTACCGCATCAAAAAGGGTTCGTCACCGATTTTGATCATCGCATGGTGGCGCTTTGTGGTGGTTACGGCAGTGGCAAAAGTTTTGCAGCGGTAACAAAATCAATTCTTCTGTGCTTCCGCAGTCAGGGTTTCACGCATCTATTCCTAGAGCCCACAATTCCATTGCTCCGTGACGTTGCAATTCCATCGTGGCAGAATGTTCTTGATCGTTACAGCATACCTTACGAGTTCAGGACCAGCCCGCTCCCTGTCTTTACACTAAAGCTACCCAAGGGCGACACACAAATTCTTCTGCGCTCATTTGAAAACTACAGCAGAATCGTCGGTGTTAACGCCGCAAGTATGGTGGTTGACGAAATTGATACAGTTTCAACACATACAGCAGAAGCTGCAATTATTAAACTGCAAGGTCGTGTTCGTGTAGGCAAGTGCCCTCAGTTGGGCTTTGCATCTACACCTGAAGGGCACAAGGCACTTTACAACATGTTTGTGCGCGAGTCCTCGGAAAAGAAAAAGCTCTACAAAGCAAGAACCGCTGACAACCCATATCTTGATCCGGGCTTCATCGAGAACCTGCGTGCTACATACCCCGCCAATTTGATTGAAGCCTATCTGAACGGCGAGTTCGTTAATCTCACGCAGGCAACTGTTTTTTACGAATTTGATCGCGCAAAGCACTGCACAAGTGTCTTTCACCCCGAACCGAACGAAAGAATTGTTTTCGGCGCAGACTTCAACATTGGTAACAGCATGTCTTGCTATGGCGTTGTTCGTCCTTCGCCGACCGGGCAAGCGTTGCACGTATTTGATGAACACATCTGTCGCACTACGTTTGACCTTGTTGAACACGTCAAGCGTCGCTTTCCTAGGCAGCTTGCTAATGGCATGGTCACCTGCCATCCAGATGCAAGCGGCAGTCACGCCAGCACCAGCTCAACGCAGAGCGATCACGAAATCTTGCAAAGCGCCGGGATCAGAGTCGTTGCAGAGCGACGCAACCCACCTGTAGCCGAAACAATTGCCCACTCAAACCTTCACATTCACGCCTGTTCTGTTTTGGTCAACCCAACGACATGCGTTGAAACGCTGCAAAGCTTGGAAAATTGGGGTTACGACGATAGTTATCGCCCAATGAAAAGTGGTAAGCATGATTTATCGCACGCTGGAGACGCCCTGCGTTATCTGATATGGCACACGATGCCTCGCGCAACCGCTCACCTCAGCCGCCCGCGTTGGCGTTGATGACGAAAGAGCTACACTGCTTGCATCGCAAGAACAAAGGCAGTGGCAATCGTCCCCAACTCGCTCGTTCCTACAAGTGACAATCTTGCATTGCCCTTTGAGCGTCGCTTTCCTGAGTACGAGGAAGCGTTTGAAGAAGTAACAGGTGTAGATGCTTACTCTCTTGAGCAAGCTGAACAATTTTCACGTCTTGCGCCGATTCGTTTTTGCACGCTGCCGGAGTTTTATCTTTTTGAAGCGTCTGACGAATATCTTCCTCAGGACTACTTAGAAGAAGACAAAAGCTATCAAGTTCGCAAAACACGCTCACAAAGTAGCTTTCAAAATTATTATTGCCATCTTCGTGATTTAGTTTGCGGGACAGCACTACGAAAAGGTGTCGGTATTCCTGAAAACATTGCATCTGAATGGGGTAACTTCTTTGAAGATGTAGACCTCGAAGGACACTCTATTCTTTCTTTCGCTAAAGAGGCTTTTACAGAAGCACTTGATGGGGGTGTTTCTGGGATTTGGGTTGAGTATCCCAAGCTTCCAGAGAATCTGAGCGCCGCAGAAGAACGTCGTCTTAACCCGCGCCCCTATCTTGTGCTAATGCGCATGGAGCAGGTGCTTGAATGTCGCTACGACGTATTCAATGCAGATATAGGGGCGCAGAATGTATTTGGCGCGTTTCCTACTTATTTGCGCGTCAAGACAGAAGTGCGTCGTCAAAGTGAGCAGAACGAGTTTTTTGAAGAAGTCATCCCCGCTGTGCGCGTTTATGACATTGCAAATCTTGCAAATAACAGCGTTTCTGAGCTTTCTGATGAGCCTGAACCTGCAATTCCTCAGCAGCGTGTTCGTTGCCGCCTTTACACAAAGAAAAACGAGCCGGGCAATGTAGATAAGTACTTACTCGAAGAGACAACTTATCTTTCGATTCCATTTATCCCGTTTGTACCCGTTTTTGGTGGCAAAAAAGAAGCATTTTTCCGCGCCCGCCCTTTGCTTTTTGACATCGCACGTCTTAATTTGAATCATTGGAGCATCTCTGCCGATCTTGCAGAGACGATCCACCTCACTTCCTCGCCGATCCTGACGGGTACGGGTGTCCGCCCTGATGATGAGATCAAAGCCGGCGCCGGTCGTGCTCTGTTCTCGCAGAACCCTGATGCCAAGTTCGATCTGATGAGCGCTTCCATGGAGGGTGCATCGGTCACGCTGGAGAACCTGAGGCGCATTGAGCAGGCCATGGAGCGCCTTGCCGCTGTTGCCATGACAACGGGCAAGACGCAGGCGGAAAGCGGGTTTGCGAAGCTTCTAGACCGCTCTCAGAGCGATTCGCAGCTTGCTGTGCTTGTGCAGGGGCTTGAGGATGCGTTGAATCGAGCACTGCTTTACGCCGCTGCTTATCGCAGCATCCCCGAGGTGCGCGTAACCATCAGCAAGAACTTCATTCCCGTCAAGCTGCACTCTCAGCAAGTGATGGCGCTCAGTTCACTGTTTAAGGACAGCAACGCGATCACGATTGAAATGTTCCTGCGGATGCTGGAAGCGGGCGAGATGTTTGAAGGGTTGCCTGACTTCAGCGTGAAGCAACTCTTGAGCGACATGGATCTTGATGGAACTGAGACTGCACGTGAGCTAGGGCTTGCAGGTGGGGCGCAGATGACAAATCGCGGGCAAGTGCCAGTCGATAACACGTCTCCTGCGAGCGAGGGCCGTGATCTTGAGATCATGGAGGCTTCTGTTGAGCTAGACGAAGCTGATGGTGCTACTATTTAACGAGCCAACTCATGTCTTTACATGCCCGCCCAAGTACCTGAGACCCTTGAAGAGGCGCTTGCTGCTATTCAAGCGCTAGAAAAGCGCACTGAGAGCCTTGAAAGTGAGAGCACAAAGCTAAAAGCAACAAATCAAGGACTTCTTAAGGATCTCAAAAAGAAGAAGACGGTTGACAGCTTTTTGAAAGTTGCTGGCATTGAGCTGAGTGACGATCTCGATGAAGATGCAATCGCTGAGCGTATCGCAGGGCTTCGCAAGAGAGAAGACAGCGATGACAACCAATCTGAGCCCCAGGCTCAATCGCAGCAGACGGCTCAGGGCCAAACGCCTGCTGACGCAATGAACGAAGCGATGAAGGCGCAGTTTGCATCATTGCGCAAAGAGCTGACTGATCTGCGCAAAACAAACGAGCAGCTTGAAAACGAGCGCAATCAAGAACGTGAGAAGCGTCGTGAAAGCAAGCTTGAGCGTTTTGTGACAGACGAGCTATCAAAAGCCGAATGTCGTCGCCCTTCGCATCTTTACAAGCTGATGAAGGAGAAGTTTCGTCTTCTTGACGACGAAAGCACAGTTGTCTTTGGGTCTGAAGACGATCCCGTTTCTTTGCGTGACGCCGTTACAAAATTGCGTGACGACGAAGAATTTGCTGTTTACTTCGCCGGTAGTGGTGCAACTGGGTCGGGCATGACAACAACTCGTGCTGCAACGACCACTTATTCAAACAACCCCTTCAGCAAGGACAGCGTTAATGCAACCAAGGCAGCTGAGCTACTGCAAAAAGATCCTGACAAGGCGAAGCGTTTGATGAACGAAGCTCGTCTTGCTGGCAAGCTTGATCCCGTTTTGGGCAGAGCAGTGCAGTCGATGTAAGCTGAATTTGGTTGACGAAGACCCAAGCCTCTCGGGAGCGTGCCTCGGGGGGCTTTTTATTGCTACGCTGTGGCTAGAGTATTTTACAAAATGTCTGTTACTTACAGGGGTGAGACATTTTCCGGGTACAACAAGCCCAAGAGAACCCCGAATCACCCAACCAAGTCGCACGCCGTTCTTGCAAAAGAGGGCGACAAGATTCGACTGATTCGCTTTGGGTAGCAAGGTGTTAGCGGCGCTGGCAGTAATCCAAGGTCAGAGAAAGAGAAGGCACGTCGTAGATCATTTAAGGCGAGACATGCAAAAAACATTGCGCGAGGAAAAATGAGTCCTGCGTATTGGGCTGATCGTGAAAAATGGTGAGCAGCCTTTCATTCTAGCACTGCAAAGTAGTTCTTGCGTCTTGTCTAGTATGTAGGTGAGCGCTCAACTCATTCGCCATGCCCTTCAAGACCGACCGCAACATCATTGGCCGCCAGATCACCTCGGCAGTCGAAGAGGCCGTCACCGCTCTGCGTGTCTCCTATGACGCCGGAATGGCCAGTGGCAGCATCTACGTGATTCCTGCTGCTTTCACCCGCGAGAACCTTGTGGAGCTGTTTGCTGGCCTGCCCACCGTGACCGGGACTCAAACCCTGGACATCAGTGGAACTGCTGGCAATGCCACTGTTTCTGCGGGCGAAAAAGCCGTCGCCACTGGCAAGGGCTGGACTCTCGACACTACCCCCTGATCTATTTTTCAGGTGCAGCGCCCCGCTTTGGTGGGGCTTTTTTATTAAATTGCTCTATGTGCAATGAAAAAGTCCAAGAAGCAAGCTAAATTTGAATACGTGATGAAAGAGTTCAAAGAGGGCAAACTGAAATCCTCTTCTGGGCGCAAAGTTACAAGTCGTGCGCAAGCAATTGCAATTGCTGCTAGTGAAAGTGGGCTGCGCAAGAAAAAAGAGGAAGACAAGAAAAAGCGCAAGTACGCCAGCAAGAAGCGCTAGAGCCCTTGCCTCTTGCTATTCTTTGACTGTTAGAGGCTGTGCCTCGTGAAGTCGAGCCTTGCTCGCATCGCGGTTGTACCGCAACCCTTTGCTTGGCAGCTGTGCTGCTAGCACTCGTTCATACTTTCACTTGAGGCAAAGACAATGCTCATCGCTGGCATTCCTTTTATTCCTCAGCTTTTCCTGGCATATCAGCAGGAGGAGCTGCAAGACCGTAACGCTCTTGTTACGTCCGGTCTGATGGTGACTAACTCTGCCATCCAGGCTGAGTTCGCCAAGGGCGGCAAAACCGTTGATCTGCCGTTCTTCGGCGATCTGACTGGTGACTCTGAAATCCTTGATGACACTGTTGGTCTGACTGCCGCCACTCTGGCTGGTGATGTGCAAACCGGCGTGCGCAACATGCGTGGTAAGGCTTGGAAGGCCTCGGACCTGGCCGGTGAACTGGCTGGTTCTGACCCCATGCAGGCCATTGCTCGTCGCACTGGTCAGTATTGGGTGCGCGACATGCAGGCCACTCTGATCTCCACGATCAAGGGTCTGTTCGCTACTGGCGGCCCCCTGGCTTCTTCTCACGCCGTTGGCGGCACCTCCACTCAGCTCTCCCAGAGCGTGATGGTGGATGCCATTGCCAAGCTGGGTGATGCAGGTCAAGAACTTACTGGTGTGCTGATGCACTCCCGCGTGTACTACGCCCTGATGAAGCTGGATCTGATCGAGCCTGCCTCTACCACCTCTCAGCTTGACACCCGCCTGTCTGCTCAACGTCTTGAGCTGGGCACCTATCTGGGTCGCCCGGTGTTCGTTGACGACGCCCTGCCTGTGGACGCTGGCGCTGGCACTGGCGGTGCTGATGTGCTGCACACCTACTTCTTTGGCCCTGGCGCATTTGCTTTTGCAACTGCTCCTGCCAAGACCCCGCTGGAACCAGACCGCGATTCCCTAAAGGGCATCGACTATCTGATCAATCGGACGCACTATCTGGTGCATCCGAATGGCATCAGCTGGACCGGCAACGCTGCTGGCAATGCTCCTACCAATGCTGAGCTTGCTACTGGCACCAACTGGGACAAGGTGTTCACCGATGACCGCAACATTCGGATCACGCAGCTTCGCTGCTACGTCTGATCGCTGTTGTGATAACTGCCCCTCTTCGGAGGGGCTTCAACTATCAAGTAATCGTCATGTCGATCACTACTTTCCGACTCGCACGTGAGCAAGAAGAGGCAAAGCTCAAGGCTGAGGCCAAAGTTGAAGCTGCTGCTTGCCCTGCTCCTGTTGAACCCGCTCCTGAGCCCAAGAAGGCCCCCGTGAGCGCCCCCAAGACCAAGACCACTACTGTCAAGGACTGAGCCCTAGAGAGGCACGCGCATGGCCTTCGTATCGACACTGGGAGCTGCTGACGCCAACTCCTTCCTGAGCGTTGCGAGGGCTACGTCGCTACTTGGGGATTTGCCCGCCAGTGCAGGCATTACAGCTTGGCTTGCATTGACTAGCACTCAGAAAGAGCAGACGCTTGTTGCTGCAACAATGACAATCAACCCCCTGAAATGGAAGGGGCGAATCGTTGACGATACGCAGTCTCTTTCTTGGCCGCGTTTGATCAAGGTTGATGGGCGTCAGCTTTCCACGGAAGAGCTGCCTATTGACTTTGAAATTGCCGTTGCCTACATGGCGGCGTTTCTCGGAAGTGGGGGTGGATATACATCTGTCGCCGTAGATGATGGCGGCTCTTCGCTGCGTAGTACGAATCAGTACGAAGAAGTTGAGCTTGGCGATGGGGCGCTGCGTGTAAAGTTCAAGCAGGGTGACATCCCGCAGACGGGCGTTGATTACATTCCGCCGTTTGCGATGGATATTCTCTATCGTTACATGATTGACCCGAGCTTCCATCAGCCGTATTTGTCACGCGATAGCGTCGCTCGCATTGATCCGTATTACGGGAATGCAGCATTCCGCCCGAGTCGTATTCGTTTTGCTGGCGGGCAGGTATTCCCCGCTCGTGGTGGGTGGTACAGCAATCCGCTGTGATAAGCCATGGCACTTGTTGACAACATCTTTTCTTCGATTCCGGGGCCACTGATCTCTCAGTTTGGGATTAGTGCTGTCTACATTAAAGCGAGCGCCAATCAGAGCTATGATCCTGAGTCGGGTACGGTGCTTGGGATTTCAACAGAGATCCCAGTGAAAATTATTGTATCTGCGCTGAAGCCCGAAGAAATGCAAGGGCTTTATCAGCAGACGGACGTAAAGATTATCATTTCCGCCGACTCTCTTTCTGGGTACTACCCGCAGACGACGGATTCTATTCGATATACGCAGAATGGCGTTGCAAGAACCGCAAAGATTATCGGAATGGAATCGTATCGAGGCGACAACGCTATTATGCACTCAGTTGTTGCGAGGCTGAGTTGATATGGCCAAATTCAAGGGCGGTGGACTTGAAAAAGGAATAGCAAGTGACCTGATGAAAAAAGTTAACAGGCAGTTGGCTAGAGGTATTCAGAGTGCAGCGATAGAAACAATGAATGGACTAGCAAAAGAAGGACCAGCTTGGAGTGGTGAATTTTCTGCATCTTGGCGCTTCGTTCCAGAAGGGCAGTCGGGTGGTGGTCCCGGTCCATCTGGCGGTGTTTATGAATACAGCAAAAAAGATATTCGCATAACAACCGTTGAAAGGTATATCAATAGTGGCGTAAAAAAATTTCAGTTTATCAATACATCTGAACATGCTAATGTTGCTATCGACGGTGAGGCAAGCACCTTTAAGCAAGTTGGTGAACCCGTAAAGCCAAATAAGTTCACTGGTTGGAGGCCGACTAATGACAATGGCGATCAGACTTCGCACTTGAGAGGCGATCTCGATGGCGCTGGATTTGGAGATGGGAATCCCGGAACTGCTACCGCGCCATTGGATTGGTATATCAACTACACCCAAGGCGGAGGTCTAACAATTGATCTTCGTCGGGGTTTTTCGGCTGGCTTTGTGGGGAGATTCTGATGAACTATCAAGCCATTCGCGCCGTAATTGAAGCCCCGCTTCTCACTGCCTACAACACACAGGCGCCACCGATCCCTGTCTACTTTGACAACATCACAGCGGTTCCGCCCGATCCACCAAAAGAGTACGTTCGCGTCAACGTAACTTTTGGACTGACGACAGAATCAACGCTTGACGGCTCTCTCGACTATGCAAGGGGCGCTTTGATCATTCGTTGCTTCACGCCTAAAAGCATTGGCCCGGCACGTTGTCAACAAATGATTCAGCTTGCGAAGCAAGTTATTGACACGTTGAACGC